TGAAAAACACAATTTGTGAAGAGACATCCAGGGAAAAGTTTCCTAAAACCTAAAATCTCTTCACATTCAGGCCGCACGTGCGGTCTGCGAAAGCCTGAATGAAAGCTTCCGAGTGATCCACGCATAAAATTGAAAAGCAGAAAGGGAGAAAAGCTTCCGGACGAATCCGAAAGTAAAAACTTCATTCTGTTTCTATCTTAGGTGAATCGCCCGACGACCCCGAGTAGGGGCCGTTCAGCAGTTTTCTTACTGAGTAGGGGAACTTGCAAAGGATACGGTCGTTCAAGCCGTTTTCTTCTCGCGCTTTCAAACGAGAAGGCTATCCAAATTGCAGCAACCACTGCAATAGCGAACTTCTGCCAAGGCGAGAAGTCACTAAGAGTGATTACTGCTAAAAATAAAACCGATAAAAACCGGCACGCGAAACTTTTGATCCGACCCAATCATGGGACTGGGTTCGGCTCAGGGATACTCGCCTCATAAAAATAGACAGGCGGGCCCAAATAAAACATACATGTAAAATCTTCAGCTGCAGCAACATAGGAGTGCCATACATGAGTGACATTTGCCGCTCCATTTGTATCTGTGAACGACAATTTAAAACCTCCCTGAAATGGGTCCGATCCATCAAAGAGAGTTCTCCTTTTTGCAGGAGCAAACCTGAACCTCGAATAGTACGGAAGTTCAAAGGCATGCAAAGAATTGACTGAAGACGTCCACCGCGTGGTTCCAGACTTGCCATCATTGTCATCCTGAGCCTCAAGTGCGGTCTTGCGAATAGAAAATTGACCAGCGTTGGGAGCAGTGTAAATATTGCCAATGAGGTTTTGAGATGTTCGCGACAAAGAGAATGTGGTATTTTTCTCGATGGGAGGAGTCCGGTCCTGACCAGTGGCGAAACGAGTGTTGGTATCCAACAAATAACGAATTCCACCACGCCATCCCCCATATGCTGTCACCAGATAGCGCAACAACGGAGTTTTGGCGTAAACGTAATTGTCCTCTCCAATTGGAACAGAAATGTCAGGAACACTCGTGGTGTCAGGCGGCAGCCATCCTCCATCGAAAGGCATAGCCTGCCTAAAAATTTCAATGAAAGTGGCATCACTGGCACTGGGAATCTCGAGCGTCATGGCCTCGTGATAATTGTATCGCTTCAACATTTGTCGAAACGATCCTATCACTTCGCCAAAATGAACCTTGTTGATAATGGGATCTGTGGTAGGAGCAGCAGCAACTGAATTCACCTTCGCAGGGTCCGTTGGCGCCGTTCCGTCCTCCGTATCAAGTCCAGCACAAGCAGATAGCCGAGCCGCAGTCTCCGGCGGGTCGACGGGAGATTGGTTGAGATACAGCCCATCAAGGTACGTATTTGTTGGGCCAGCGACCTCAAAATCGTCAAGAGTTGAGACGAATACGTTAACCTCGATGTCATTGTTTGTTGTGGAGTTTGGTGTTGTGAGTTCATTGACGACATATACCGAAAGAACTCCATTACCAATGTTAGCACTTGGCAAAGCAAGTGTCCCATATTGAGAAGACACTGGAGCATTTGGTGTAAAGTGCTCTCTCCATGGTGTGGATTGTGCCCATCCAACATCATACGTAAAATCTTTATTACTAGATATGTCCACAATTGTTGTATACGCAGTATTGTATCCGACACTGTTGGCTCCCGCCGTGGGGTCGTAGACAATTTTAAGCCTCCCTTTGTGATAGGAGGATGCGACAATTTGGAAGCGAAAACGCATTGAGCCACGCCAATATTGAAAAGGCATG